TACGCACACAACACAATCAGATTTAGCATGCGCCCTTGTGTGCTCACGCACACTCTCTCATCCTGGAAAAAGCCAGGCCTGCAGCAATCCAGCTGCCGGGTGAAAACTAACTACGTAAAACAGGAAAAACAGTTCACACTGAAACCACACATCTTACTTCTATTAACCCTCACGGGCGGGGCAGAAACCCCACTTATATATATTTAAACCCTAAACGGGAGCAGGACATAATCCCACACATCGGTCCTACAACGGGGGACCGTCCCCCCCTGGTTGCTTAGCCAGCCAGAAAACCTTTGTTCACATTCACGGGTGAACGACCCCTTGTGCCAAACTGTTCAGCATGTTGGAGTACGCCGACGTGGTCATCACGAGACCCACGACCGGTCTCCTCTCCGCCAACTCCAACCCATCCCATCTGCACCGAAAGCCAAGGAATGGATAGTTGTACACAAGCGTCAAGACCGAGCCCACACTCGCGTTGACAGGACGTGATGCACCGATGTCAACATGATAGTCCAACTGCAGCACAGGGTACGACACGTTGTACGAGGACGTCATAATGGTGTGCGGCACCCACTGCCAGTCCACATCATAAACTTCGCCCACATCAACGACCAATACATCGGCCAAAGCCTCAGTCCCAGCAATATCAACCGTGGTTCCCAGGTCGCTCCCAAACGCGTCGTTGTACTGGTTGGCATTAAGCACCAGCCACCCGTACGTTGACCCAGAATTGAAGGACGTCAACCCTCCAGTGCTGTCGACATACGCAGACAACTTCATGCCGGTCACCTCCTGAGGCAACAACCTGTACGAGTACAATGTGGAAGACACAAAGTACCTCATAAAGAATGTCGGTCCAGAAATCACCTTCACCGCAACGATGGGTCTGCCGCGTCGGAAAGTGAAACTGTCGAGGAAGATGGCATTGATAATCTCGCCAGTCGCCAGAAGATTAGGATCCCAAGGACTAAAACGGGTGAGAAACCTGTAAGTCGTGAGCATCAAGTCCACAGCCGTAGCACCTACTCCGGACGTGACATTACTGTTCCGAGCAATGGTCATCATCGGCGCAAGCTCAAAGCACTCGTTGAACGTCCTACGCACAGTCGGTAGTTTTCTCGGAGGTGGCATGATCGCCTTCGCCTTCACACTCTCGACGACGGACGGGACATCACCCAAACCACCGTGTGGCACCAATGTCGCAGTGGCTGTCCCAGGCACGGAGACATTCACAGGCTTCACAGTGACCTGAGCAGTGACAGGTATAGCGGTGCCGTTGATGGCAAGCAACCCGTCGACAACCCATATCACCAACGACCACTCCGCCGTAGCCCGAACACCCACCAACTCAGGCGATGTGCTTGCACCCATAGCCCCTGCCAACGGCACGTACTTTTCAACACACCGGAACGGAAGGCGAATGCGGAACACACGATCACTGCCCACCAAGTATGACTTGCACCTCTCAAAACCCATGCAACGAGACAACGACGGGATCTTCGAAGCCGACCAACCACCAGCTTTGGATGCCGGTATGAACGCGAACCACATCCGCGAGTATTGCCCTGACGTCGACGGCACAGTGATCGTCACATCCCAATCGGACCTGTAGAACGACGACCCGGTCAGAATGTTCGCGACACGAGTTGAGTTCATGTAAGGTGTAACTAAATCCAACCAGTAACCAGACGTTGCGGTGCCGATAGCCACGCCCGTGGTCACTGCTGGAAATGCTTCATCACCCAACGTTGTCTCGTAATGTTCTGTGTCCGGCTCCGTATAGTCCTGGGTCACGTCTGGCACGTCCTCAACCATACCTGATTGCGGGACCAAGTTCAAATTGGAAACTGACCAAAATGGACTGGAACCCGCGACCTCAACCTCTGTCCACTTCTGCGTAAGCGTAAACGTCTCTATAGCGGTCGTACCCAACGATGTGTTCGGAGGAGACAACACCAACAAAGACACCGACCCTATAGCCACCGCAGACACACCGGCTGCCCAGGCTGGCGGCATCACAGTCCCAATGTCAAACGATGTCAGCGGAGCCGTAGACAGCATTGGCTTGCCGGTCGGCCAAGGTATGTCCATTTCCCACTCAGTCTTCTCTGCCGTATCAATGTCCAAATACAACCCACCTGTCAAACTACTCGTGTTCGCATCAAGCGGATAGTACCCAGCGACAGCCAAAGGACCGTTAGGAGTGAACATGAACCTGTACCGCCCACGAATGGCCCCAGGAACTGTACACGCTCTCAGCACTAACTTGCACCGCCCACGATAATGAGTCGCAGATGATGCCATCACAGCCTGACTAGCCGTGAAATTGTAGTTAACGTTCGCAGGTGACCCTAGCACGGTGGTCGGCACGCACGTTGGTCCCACGGGCACGCTTGTGAAGACTCCAGCGCCGATGGCCGTTGACGATGTGGCTTGCAACGGTATGGGAATGATGAACGCTTCCTCATCGTCACCCCACAACAACTTGTCCTTGCCGGCGACACCCACGGTCCCAGGAATAGCCGACATCCCTTGAGCCCTAGGAGGCACTGTGGAAATGTTCATGTTCGCAAACATGGCATGCTTCACGCGAGCTTCACCAAAAGGTGTCGACACGCGAACAACAGCTGATTGCGCAACAAGCCCCTCCAACGCAGCTTGGCCATCCAAGGTCCCACAGGCGTAGATCTCGGCAATTGCGTCATCGTATGAACCAAACACGCCCACCTTGATCTGCAAACTCGTAGAAACTGCGTTAAACCATGCCTTGGCATTAGCAAACTCAGCCTTCCCTCGTAGCGCCGCTTCCATCCGCAACGACCTCCACATCTGCGAGAAGTACACCTCGTCGGACTGATCAGAATACCTATACGCCGGCATCATGTAGTACGCGCGATCCCTCAAAGGGCAACGCCACGCACCGCCATCCTTCACGAAACCACGCCCCAAGAACGACAACTCACTAACACCTTTGAACCTCGGTCCCTTGGTCTTGTCAGCCCCATCAGTGATCAACAACCCATAAGTGTTCATCAAAGCTACCATTTCAGGTGAGATGCCCTTTGCGACAACATCGTCACCATACGTAATAACCTTCAACACCTGCGCAAGGTAATTAAACACTTCGTGCTCATCAGTGACGCCAGCCTCAACAGCCGCACAAGCCAACGCAGCAAGCAACATTATGCCGTCACGAACCGACGTGTCTCCTGATCCTGATGGTTGTGGTCCCGAAATCCTGAAGACCTGCGTCCCCACGACAACCAAAAACGTCCTCAACATCCGAGCAAGAGTCCTAGCCGCCACCGACACGTCCAGCGCACTGATGACCTGACACAAGTACTCCTGTTGCCAGGGCTTGACGTTCTGGTCATAGTTAGCTGCATCCATGTCGATACCGCCCTCCGCAAAGTTCTTACCCAACGTCTGCCAAGCAATGGGCGGATTCACTCCAACCCCCAGCATAGAATCTATCGGTGCAGACTTCACTGCAGGCGTCAACCAATACAAATACCGCT